TTAGAGGCTTACGCATTCCTTCAAGTTATCTTCCTACTGGCGCAGATGACGGCGCAAACAATTTCCAAGATGGTAGAGTTGGAACTGCATACATTCAAGAACTAAGATTTAACACCTATTGCGAACGGCTTCAAGGACTACTGATCGAGACGTTTAGTAATGAATTTAAAAGATATATTTTGACAAAAGGTGTAGAAATTGACACTGAAATGTTTGACTTAAATTTTGTAAAACCGCAAAACTTTGCAAGCTATAGACAAGCTGAACTTGACAATGCAAGAGTGCCTACCTTTGGACAAATGGCTGCACTACCTTACATTTCTAATAGATTTGCACTGAAAAGATTCTTAGGATTGTCAGACGAAGAAATTACCGAAAACGAAACTCTATGGTTAGAAGAGAACGATGAAGATACAGCAGGAGGAGATCTTGATCCTAGTGCTGAAATGAGAGCCGTTGGTGTTAGTGGAGCAGGTATAGCAGGCGGATTAGGAGCGGCAGATCAAGAGTTAACTGACACTGATGCCATTATAGGCACAGAAGCTACACCACCTGATACAGCTACTGACGCTGGACTAGGCGGCGGAGCAACACCCGGCGCTGCTCCCGGCGGCGCAGAAACCATTTAGTAAATATTTTTGAGAAAGCTAAATAATATTATGATATTACGTGAACTTTATTATTTTGACAAAGATAAACCTGGTGAATGGAAAGATATTCCTTTATCATCAGAGTCTGACGACAATCGTAAAGCTAGTGATACTCGTAAACCATCACTTACCCTAGGTGATCTAAGACGTGCTAATGAAATAGCAGCAAGACACAGAGAATCTAAAGAAGATGATTTGGTCAACATTAGAAAAATTTACAAAGCACCGGCTGATACTTCTGCTCTATAATAATGCCTAAAATTAATAAAAATTTATATTCTAAAGAAGAATTTAGAAAATTAAAATCTGTAGAACAAGCTGAAAAATTAGATAAAAGAATTAAGAAAAAATTAACAAAAAATCAAAAAGTTAGTTTGAAAAAATTTGTTACTACGCCTAAAACCAGTACAGCATTTGTTGTTGGCAATGGAACTAGTAGAAAAGATATAAACATAGAAAAATTAAAAATTTACGGCACTTTGTATGGTTGTAATGCATTATACAGAGAATGTAAACCTGATTACCTAATTGCTGTTGATACAAAAATGATTCTAGAAATTAACCAGCAAGGTTATCAAAAAACAAATACAGTCTGGACAAATTATAATCGAGCATATGAAAAATTGAAAGATTTTAATTTTTTTAAACCGAGTAAAGGCTGGAGTAGTGGTCCTACTGCTCTTTGGTTTGCTGCACAACAAGGTTTTAAAACTATATACATTTTGGGTTTTGATTATAAAGGTTTAGACTCGGGTAAAAAATTTAATAATATGTATGCAGATACAAAAAACTACAAAAGATCATCAGATGGTGCTACTTTTTACGGAAATTGGTTAAGGCAGACGCAGCAAGTAATCGAAAGTCATCCAAATATAAACTTTGTAAGAGTTATAGAATTCAACACATATCAGCCTGTAGAATTAAAAAATTATAAGAATTTAAGTGTTATGCAAAAAGAACAATTTTGCCATATACATAACTTATAAAAAATATACCAAAAAAGTACCCATTTATACTAGTTTTATTCAAATATACGTAAATAATATGACAGTTTATACTAGCTTCATATAATGATTCCTTTACCTATTGTAAAAGATTCTTTCATTGAACAAAAGGTTATATGCCTTGTGTAAACAAAGCTATTGTTGGTTTAGAAAGGATATAAAATGGCAGAGCGCAAAAAATTTGAAGAAATGCTTGAGCGCCTTGTAAACGAAGATACTCAAGGTGCAAAAGATTTATTCCACGAGATTGTAGTAGAAAAATCAAGAAGAATTTATGAGTCACTACTAGAAAGTGACATGTATGACGAAGAATTAGAAGAAGATGAAGATCTAGAAGAAGGCGATGAGCTTGAAGAAGATGAAGATCTAGAAGAAGGCGATGATCTTGAAGAAGACTGGGATCTAGAAGAAGATGAAGATCTTGAAGAAGATTTTGACATTGAAGAAGACTGGGACCTAGAAGAAGAAGGCGAGTTTGACGAAGCACCAGGTGAAGATCAAACTGATGATTTTATGGCTGATCTTGCACCAGGGCAAGAGAGAGCTGAAGAAATGGACGGCGAAGATCTAGACGATCGAGTTGGTGATATAGAAGCTGAACTAGACGCTCTTAAAGATGATTTCGAACGCATGATGGCTAATATGGACGGCGAAGGCGACATAGACGACGAAGGCGACATGGATGACATGGACATGGACGACGAAGAGCCAGAAATGGACATGGATGACATGGACGACGAAGAGCCAATGGACGACGAAGAGCCAATGGACGACGAAGAGCCAATGGACGACGACGAGCCTGTAGCAGAAGGTGAAAAGTCTGTAGCTCAACTAATGCGTGAATACACTGAAAAAGTAACAGCAAACATGGGCGATAACGGTGCAAACACCAATTCACCAGTAGCTGGTTCTAACGACATGGGCGGCACTAGTTCGAACATAGTAAGCGGCGGCGACGGCGGCAAAGGCGGCACAGGCGCTAAAGTTTCAGACATGAGCACCGGTAATGTAAATGTACCAGGCGGTAAAGCAGCTGATTCGATGAAAAACGCACCAAAGCCGAGCAACTCAGCAGACAGCGCAAAGTCAATGTTGAGTTAAAGAAAAGCAAGGAACAGGGATGATCAACTTAACAGAAGCACTTACATACGACGAGGCTAAAATAGTTGTCGAGTCATTAAATGATGGCAAAGATTTGTACATGAAGGGAATTTTCATAGAGGGTGGCGTAACTAACGCTAACCAGCGTGTCTACCCTGCAAATGAAATTAGTAAAGCTGTCGAAACTATGAATGCGCAAATTAAAGGCGGCTATTCAGTTCTCGGTGAAGTTGATCATCCCGAAGGTCTTAACATCAATCTTGATCGTGTATCACATATGATTGAGAGCATGTGGTGTGAAGACGCAAACGGCTTAGGTAAACTTAAAATTTTACCTACACCAATGGGAAACCTAGTTGAAACAATGCTAAAAAGCGGAGTTAAACTAGGTGTTTCAAGTAGAGGTTCAGGAAATGTCAAAGAAGACGGTTCAGGACAAGTAAGCGATTTTGAAATAGTAACTGTTGATATTGTAGCACAACCTAGTGCTCCTTCGGCTTACCCTACACCAATTTACGAACATTTAATGAATGCAAGAGGCGGTTACAAGGCATTTCAATTAGGCAAAGAAGTAAAGCACGATCCAAAGGCACAAAAATATCTAAAAGAATCGCTGGTTAACATAATCAGTGGTCTCCAATAACAGGAGAATAATATGTTGGATGCACTAAAAACATTATTTGAAAATAATGTAGTTTCGGAAGAGATTCGTTCTGACATAGAAGAAGCGTGGAATAAAAAAATTGACGAAAACAAAAAGCAGGTAACTGCTGAACTTCGTGAAGAATTTGCACGTAAATATGAGCATGACAAGCAGACAATGGTTGAATCTATTGACAAAATGCTTACTGAATCATTATCTAACGAAATCACTGAATTCCAAGAGGACCGTAAACAACTTGCAGAAGCAAAAGCAAAATATGCTGTTGCAATACGTGAGCATTCTACAAAGTTAGAACGCTTTATTATGGAACAACTTAAGTCAGAAGTTAGTGAACTACATGAAGATCAAAAGTCAGTTGCAGCTAAATTCCAAAAACTAGAAAATTTTGTTATCGAAGCGTTAACAAAAGAAATATCTGAATTCTATACAGATAAAAAAGATCTAGCTGAAACTAAAGTAAAATTAATGCGTGAATCAAGAAACGCATTTAATCAAGTCAAAAAAGACTTTATTAATCAAAGTGCTAAACTAGTTAATAAAACAGTTAGTGAGTCTCTTAAGTCTGAACTTACTCAGCTAAAAGAAGATATCACTGTAGCACGCCAAAATGATTTTGGCCGTAGAGTATTCGAATCATTCCAACAGGAATATACAAATAGTCACGTTAATAAAAAATCAGAAACTGCAAGATTATTAAATGTAATTGCAGAAAATAAGGCTAAGCTGAAAGAAGCAACTGAGCTTCTTAGCAAGACTAAAAAACTAACAGAAAGCAAGAATACTGAAATCAAGCTTCTGAAAGAAAGTAGTCAACGGAAAGATAAAGTAGCAGAATTGATTGCTCCATTGAGTAAATCACAAAAGGAAATCATGAGTGATTTACTTGAGTCTGTTCAAACTAACCGTTTAGATTCAGCATTTGAAAAATATTTACCGACTGTGATAGATGGCGACACTTCTAAGTCAGTATCTAAAAAGGCAAAATTAACTGAAGGCAAAGAAATAACAGGCAACAAAGAAACTCAAACACATAGTTCTACAGCAGACGATCAAAATGTAATTGCACTACGACGTCTTGCAGGCTTAAAATAAGGAGAGATTAATTATGTCAGAACTACTAGAAGGTCGCTGGCACGACACCAAAGGTGCATTGCTTGAAGGCCTATCCGGCACTAGAAAATCCGTAATGGAAACAACTCTCGAAAATACTCGCAAGTATCTCAAAGAGAGTGCAACTGCAGGTGCTACATCTGCTGGTAACGTTGCTACACTAAACCGTGTAATTTTACCAGTAATTAGACGTGTAATGCCAACTGTAATTGCAAACGAGCTTGTTGGCGTACAGCCAATGACTGGTCCAGTTGGCCAAATTCATACTCTACGTGTTCGCTACAGCGACACAGCTGGTGCAGGCGCAAGCGGTGCAGTAGCAGGCGAAGAAGCTCTAAGCCCATTCAAAATTGCTGAAGCATATTCCGGTGACACAGCAAATGCTACCGCAGCAAGCACAGCAGCACTTGAAGGTTCCGCTGGTAACAGACTAAGCATTCAGATTTTAAAGCAGACAGTTGAAGCTAAATCACGTAAGCTATCAGCTCGTTGGACTTTTGAAGCTGCTCAAGATGCTCAGTCACAGCACGGTATTGATGTTGAAGCAGAAATTATGGCTGCTCTAGCACAAGAAATTACTGCTGAAATTGACCAAGAAATCCTAGCTAGTCTAGGCACACTTGCTGGTGGTGCAGTTGAAACTTACGACCAGGCAGCAGTTTCTGGTACAGCTACATTCGTTGGTGACGAGCACGCAGCACTTGCTGTTCAAATCAACCGTGCAGCTAACCTAATTGCTCAGCGTACACGTCGTGGCGCTGGTAACTGGGCAGTTGTTAGCCCATTTGCGCTAACAATTCTTCAGTCAGCTACAACTTCTGCGTTTGCTCGTACAACAGAAGGTACTTTCGAAGCTCCAACTAACACAAAGCTAGTTGGTACTCTAAACAACGCTATGAAGGTATATGTAAACAGCTACGCAGCAGACAGTGCTAACGTACTAGTTGGTTACAAAGGTACAAGCGAATCAGACGCAGCAGCGTTCTACTGCCCATACATTCCGCTAATGTCAAGTGGTGTTGTGTTGGACCCAGGTACATTTGAACCAGTAGTAAGCTTCTTAACACGCTACGGCTATGTTGAGCTTAACAACACTGCTTCGTCCCTAGGTAACGCAGCAGACTACCTAGCTAACGTTGCTATTACAGACGGTAACGTAAGCTTTAGCTAAGTCTAAATTACACTTACAAAATAGGGCCTACGGGTCCTATTTTTTTGACTTTTTTTGGTTGACTTTGTTTTATACGATGCTATTATATAAACATAACGAAGACGACGGTCCTAGTTAGATAGTGCAAGGAAATGCTGTTGAGTAGAGGCAGTAACTTGGCTAGTAGCTGTAGTGGCAGCGCATGAGCATGGAGACATGAAGATGCGTATTTCGAAAGTAACTGTTCGATGCTAGGCTTCGCTTTATAGACAGGATCTACAAAGGCGATTGCTGGTAATCCTTAGTCCAGCCTATCATATTTTAAAGTCGATGATAACTCTCTTGTTCGAGCAACGTGTCACCGAAGCTTTGATTGAAAGGTATACTAGACTAGTATACCTTTCCTCTTATGTTGATAAATACTATTGTCATAGAGAGAACCTCTAGATGAGGACTTATGCAGTACCCACTGCGTAGACCTAGAACGTCAACAAGGAGAAAACAATGGGACGTCCACTTAACAAAAGATTTTTCGGAGAACCTACAGCAGCAGGTAACGAAATCAAAGTAAACTTTCACGACGGTAGTAGTGTCGTTGAAGGTCATATTGTAAAACAAAGAGGCAGCAAAAAGTTTGTAGTTGCTCCTATTGGAGCAAGCGATACTGAATATACATGTACTTTAGTATGGGACGATGTGCCGGCAAACTTATCAGCTGGCGAAATGTCCATTTCATTTAAAATGGATGATGCTGAGACATATTTAGCAAGAAAAATTGCTGGCCGTAAAGCAACTTTAGTAGCACCGGCAGGTTCAGCAGGATCAAATGCTTACGACGGGCAGTCAGTAGCATGGAACTTTAGCACATCTGTTGTAGACGGTGCAGCACAAGTTGAGGAAGCTGGTGACGATGACGATAACACCTTAACAACTGGTGATGATACCGACTTTGTAGAAACTGCTTAAAGGTAGCTGAATAAAAAGTGCTAAGGCAATACCTTTCGGTGCTGTCTTAGCACAAATTTATAAATCTACATTTTTTATTAAAGTATAAGGAAAGTAAATGTCAAAAGTAGTACGGGTTGTAAACGATGATTATAAAATCATAGTTGATAGTGATGCAAATGGCTCTATTACTCTCGACACGTCTGGAGATAGCGGAGTTATACAGGGCACTACTATAGTAAAAGGAAATTTACAAGTACTTGGAACTACTACTACTGTAGAATCAACTGACGTTACGATAACAGATAATACTATCATATTAAATAATGGCGAAAGTGGCGCCGGAGTAACCTTAGGAACAGCTGGTGTTCAAATAGATAGAGGCACATCCGGATCAGTAAGTATACTATTCGACGAAAACTCTGCATATTACTTTAGCGGTGTGTCTAGCACTGGTGCTTTTACTTTTGTTGACAATAGTGGAAACTTTGTTCCTTTATCATTATCTAGTATTAATTCAGATAGTGCATTATATATTACAACGCCAAACAGTGTAATAGACGTGTCTGGTGAATCGAATTACGAAGAAAATGTTTATACATATACGGGCGGTGTAATTGTAGATCCTGGCGGCTCAACAGCTCAATCAGAAACTTATATTTTGAATGACGATGCTTTGACAAATGCAAAAGCTGTAAACGATATTATAACTTTTAGATTATCAGGATCGTCATCTTCAGGTATAAGTGATGCTGACACTAGTGTAACTGCATCAGATTTTGATACTAACGCTGTTGAAAGTAAAGTTGTCTTTACAGTTGATGGTACAGTAATAGGAAATATTTTTAGCAACAGATCAGAATTATATAATATAAAAATTCAAGATAATCAAATTACAACACTAAATGACGATAGTACAAATCAAGATTTAGTATTAAGTGCAAGTGGTGCCGGAAGCGTGCGTATAGATGATGCACTTATAATCACTTCATTTCCGTTTCAAGCAGAAGATGCAACATTGCCTAATGCTGCACCGCCTATTGAGGGTGTAAAGTTATACAGTGATTCTGAATCTGCCGGTGGCACTGGATTATATTATATAAACGAATCTAGCACTAACGACGAATTGATAAGTAAAAACAAAGCATTGTTATATTCAATGTTATTTTAAGGATTAAGAAATGGCAATTGCAAATGCAACATTAGCAGCAGGATCAACAGATATATTAACAGTGCCAGCAAGCACTAAGTATGCAGTGTTAAACATAGTTGTATGTAATAATTCTGGGTCTGCACAAACTTTTGATTTACATTTTAGACCAGCAGGTGAAGCAATAGATAACGAAAATCGAGTTGCTAACACTATAACTGTAGATGCAGCTGACACTTTTGTTTGGGATATGAGCCGAATAATTTTAGAAGAAACTGACGTGGTATCTTTTAACAATTCTAGTACTAGCTTGTCTGCAACAATTAGTTACATGGTGGCATAATGAGATTTTTAAAACGTCAAACTACAAATCAAGATGCGGTAGAAGGCAAAGGTATAATTTACGATGTAAATGGCCAAATAGTCTTAGATAGCACAGATATGATGCTTGTTCCTAAAGGTACTACAGCAGATGCTACTACTAGTTATACAGAAGGTCACATAAGATATAACACTGATACAAATGAATTTGAATGTTATCAAAACGGATCTTTACGCAAGATGCGTTTTAAAGAACCTACTACAATTGTACAACAAAATTTTGGTAACGGAGATGCAGTAATAACATTGTTTGGACCTTTAGATAGTGGTGATACAGATTATCAAGCACCATTAGCAGCTCAAAATGTTCTAGTGTTTGCAGATAATGTAATACAGCTTACCCCTACAAATTATACTATGGTTCAAAACCCAACAAGTGTAGGCACTGGTCAGGAAGTAACTGCTGGTGCATTTGTAGTAAGTACTGAATATATAATAACTGCAACTGGTACAACAGATTTTACACTAATTGGCGCAGCTGATAGCAATCTCGGCACAGTTTTTACTGCCACCGGAGCAGGAACAGGCACCGGAACTGCTAGGCCTACGGGTTACTATTTACTTTTTAGTTCACCACCGCCGGCATTGCCAGTAGTAGCAATTCATAATTTTGACAAATAAGAGGTAATTATGTCGTTCGGTATGCAATCAACAGAAGGTAACGTATTTGTTTTGAACATATTGCATAATATAAAAGAAAGTGGACTAACAGACAGAGATGCTGTAAAACAACTGTTTGACCATTTAGATCATTTAAGTGATAGTAGTTTTTTTAGAGAATCTAACGATCAAAAAGTTAAAACATTAGCTGTACAATGGTTAGAAGAAAATAATATTGTAAAATCTAAAATTTTAGATTATATAGACGTTTAATGTAAAATTGTAAATATAGTTTCTATTTTATTTTTTATTATTTTACTACGCAGCGTCTTGATAACACCTTGGTGTAAAGGTTGCGGCCAATCATTGTAACTTGCCCAAGCATATCCAGAATGTTCATTATTTAATTTTGGTATAAATTCATTTTCAACTGTGCATAGGTAGGTGAAATAGTTAAATTTTTTATCTTTGCTTTTAAATGTTTCTAATGGAAATGTTTTTAATATTTCTATAGATCCTATTTCTTCTTGTATTTCACGATAAAGTGCCTTGCCAGGCGACTCTAGAAATTCATTTGTACCACCAACTAATCCCCATACATTAGAATTTTTACTTTGTTTTCTAAATAAAAATAAAAATCTTTGTGTAGCTATTGAATAGATGAGTGCACCACTGCATTTAATATTACTCATACACTATATATAATTAATTGTAGTCTAATCGCCATGTTCCTGGAGGATAAATACCGTCAAAAGATTTAAACCATTCACCGGAATCAGGATCAAATTTATACTGAATTTGTGTATTGAGATTTGTTGTATAAATCAATGTGCTGTCTAATGATGCAGTTGTAGAATCAAATACTACAACCCATTCAGTTCCTGACCACTCTATTATATCACCAGCGGCTGCATTAAGTGTATCATCTCCGCTACTGCTTTTCCACGCATCGGGTCCGTCTTCGCTAGCAGTTGCTTTAATGGGTTCAAGTATTAAAATTCGTGGATTTTCTGATAATTTAGGTAACGGATTAAATGTTAGCGGATTTACTACATAATCAACATTACCCCTAACACCATTAGGTCCTTCTAGTAAAGTATCACTAGGAGCGCTATCTGTATCAAAATTAACATCTAAGAATCTTGGATCTGTAGAACTTAAACTAACAGTACCTGAGATTTCATAGCCGGTGTCTGCCCTCCGTAATTTAATTGTAGTAACATAATCTTTAAATTGGAAAGGTAGTGCATTAATATAAGACTCCCATTCTGCGTCTTCTAATCCGTTACTTCTATATAACTGTGCTGTGTTATCAAAAATTATCACCGACGAGTCTTGATAATTTGTACCAAAAGATAAATCTGCATTTCCTACTTTACTTATTTCAGGATCTGTTTCTGTTATAATATTCCCATTGCCGTCTGATTTTAAAATTTCTCGGGATTCGTAAGACAAATTATCTATATCATTATACTGATTTATTTCGGGTCTAGTCATTCCTGCAGCTATAGTACCGGTATCATCTGCAAATATACTTGTAATAATATTTGTGATAACTCCTAAACGTTTTACTTTAGCTGGAGGATTTATGTAAATTGGAGCTTCTAAACTTAAGGTAGCTATGTCTATAGCATCATCTGTGCCTTGTGGTACACTTTTACTAGACCAATTTATATTTGTTAATGTAACAGTTGTTAAGCTAGTCCAATCTACATAATTATCAGTTGTTTGTATTTCTAAACTAGGATTAAAAAGCACTAAAAGTTGCTCTAATATTTGTAATTTTTGATCAGTATTGCTACTCCAAATGTCAACATTGAAACTTAAAGTGTAAGGTGTAGGCATTAATCTTTCAACGGTGTAATTTTTTC